TAGATAGCCCAAAGAAAGGTGTTGGCGATGAGGATAAGCCACGCCCACCAAAGTTTTTTTCCGACTAGGAACAAGCCGGTGAAGGATACGGTTTCCAATACCCACGACCAATACCCCATTAGAGGACAAACTGATTACAGGCTCGCCTTGACTTGCGGTGTCTGCCGAGGACTATGCCACAAGCCACACACTTGCCATCGCTGAATACGGGCAGGTTGATTATGCGAACTAGTTGGTTGGTGGTGTGGCTCTCTGTCATAGCGCACAGAACATACCACAGTTTAGTTATTTTGTGTGTCTTATTTTCCAGAGCAGTCGTGGTGATGACCTTCGACTACCCACTCACCGCACTTAGGACACATAATCGGTTGGGTAGGGGTCGGTGATTTCGCTAAGAGCGATACCGCACTTCGGGCAGAACTTGTATCCAAACTTGTCGTAGCGGCCCCTGAAGGTGTGACCGCTTCGGTCTAGGTGCTTACAGTCTTGCTGGCTCACGGTCTTTTCCAAACCTCTAAGTGGAAATCAAGGAACAAGAAGTAGATGTTGACAGCCACCCCCCCACGCCACTTGTAGAGGTGAAGTCCTAATCCGAAGTCTCGCAACGATAATGAAAGCCAACCTTCGGCTCGCCACTTCTTGCCAGACTTACGGACTTCCTTGGTTGGCATTACAGGTTATCTCCGCACTTAGGGCAGTAGGTCTTTTCGGCGTAGCACCTCACGCAGACTGCAACGGGGGTCGCCCGGTATCCGGCTCCGGCCTTGTGAACCCAGTCGTGGTCGCACTTATTTGTGGGCATCACATCAGAAGTGTCACTTGCACGGATTTCTGAACTCACAGTTTCACCCCACACTTAGGACAGAAAGTAAAGTCGTGCCAATGGTATTGCATCGTTGAGGTTCTTGGTGGTGATTTTGGAACTGCCGCACCCGTTAGGTGGTTGCACTCAACTTCAGTGGCAGACGAAGGTTCTGGTGTCTCTACACTCAAACGAACCACTAGCCCATCAACGACCTCATAGCCAACGGGGAGTTTTGTAAACTCGTTGGCTATGGCTCCGCGCAGTCTTGTAGCCGAAAGGTTGGTTTCCAACAAGTCGGCGTAAGACAGGTCGGCACCATCCAAGTCGGCACTAAACAGATTGGCCCCGGTCAGGTCAGCCCAGTTGAGGGGAACAGAAATCAAGTCGGCACCAGTCAAGTTGGCTCCACGCAAGTTGGTATCGGTCAGGTTCGTGCGGTAGAGGGCTGCGCTGTACAGGTTGGCGTGGTACAGGTTGGCACCCGTCAGGTCGGCATTGTACAAGCGAGTGTTAGACAGGTTGGCGTTGGAAAGATTGGCATTGGTCAGGTCAGTGTTAGACAGGTCACGCCCACTCAAATCGAGGTTGGAGAGGTCTAACATAGTTTCTCTCCGCACTTAGGGCAGAAGTTGGTGTCCACATCAGTCCATCCATCTCTTTCCAAATGGCTACCCTGAACGGTGTCGTGGTCAACATCGCACTCAACTTCCGCTTCGGTAATCCCATTTAGTCCGTTGCTAAAGGCTTGATAGCCCTCGGTAGTCCAGTCGGTCTGTTCGTTGCTCATCATTTCTCTTTCTTGTATTCGGTAATGTCGGTAAACCACTTGTGGGGCAACTGAATATGAGGGAACATATCGTTCTCGTAGCCCCTGTCCTTGCGCCCTGCCCAAACTACGGGTGGCTCCATCTCCCTGATGCCTTCCAAATAACAAATGCGCTCATCCCCTGTTGCCCTATCGGGATACGAGAAGCAGATGTAGAACGGCTTGCCGCTGGCTTCTGCGAGTTCCAAGCCTCGTAACCACTTGGCAAGAGGAAAGAGCCAGTCACCGTAAAACGCTCCACGCTCTTTGACCTCCAACCACGCCTCTACATAACGGCTGTCTCGCACAACGGTGAAGTCAAGGTAGTAGGAAGGTGGCAACTTTTCTAAACTGATGGAAGTCCAACCCTTTTGCGACCAGCCGATTTTGCGGTTGAGGATACGAGCAAGTCGCTTTTCACCTTCGGGGTTTTGCGCGCTGGCGATGTCCTGTTGGCGGCTCATACTCGGTACCCGTTTCCTTCGTTGTGGTTGTTGATGGTGTTTCTTAGTGCCTCTACTGCATCCCACCAGCCTTCGTGGTAGCCCTTGTAGCGTTCCGTTGCCGGTTCGCCCAGTTCGTCAGGCTTCGGGGGTTTGGTGGAAAGTACGCGCTCGTAGATGAGTTCCAAAAGTAGTTCCTCGGCGCGGTTCTGGGCCGCTAGTGGGTTTTGGCGTTCTGGTAGTGGGCCACGCATTACTTTTCACTACCCCTCGTGAGGCTCTGAAGCCGCTTGATTTCATCGTTGATGTAGAACACGGCCTTTTCCAAGTCCTCAATGGTCTTGGTGTCATCCTTGATACCGGCTCGCCATAGATACTTGATGGCGTTGCCGATGTTGAAGTTGCGGTGGCGCGTGATTTGGATGCACTCCACGCCGGATGGGTCACTCGTGTAATGCGGTGGGTGGTTCACAAGGTCGGTCATTGGTTCGCCCTCACGCAAGTATGTTGGTGTACCTCTAGTTGGTAGTTTCGTTCGCCGCCCGTAAAGATTTCACCACAGATGCACTCAACGGTTGGCAAGTCCTCACTGTGAAGTGGCGTGGCGGTTTGGATAGACAGGCACTCTGGTTGTCCGTAGGCGGTATGAAGCCACATAGACAGGTTTTCACCATCGGCGTAGTAGGCAACGATTTCGTGACCACAGACACAGGTGGTCATAGTGGCGAGATTTCCCCATCACGAATAGAAATAACGATACGCAGGGCTTCGGTGAAACCTGAAGCAAAGCCGTTTTCGTAATCGGTCTGCTTGGCTAGCGCCAACTTGGTGTGGTGTCTCGCTTCGTTCTGTAAGCGGTAGTAAGCCTCGTCAAGTTTCTGACCCATTAGTGACCCTCTCGGATACTTGCCATACCTGCAACTTCTTGCGCCCACTCATAGCGAGCCTCTACCGGCTTGCTGATAAGAGTGACGGCTTCTTGCTTCTCGGCTTCGGTCAAAGCGGCAACGGGGATGATTATTGAGCCGTCTGGTATGAACAAGGCTTCACCTTCGGGTGTCACAATAATGTGCTTGCCCAACTTTGCCATAGGGGTATGGAAGTCGGCTTCATCGTTCCAAGGGTATGCGATAGTCATTGGTGTATCTCCTAGATGTTTGGTGTTGGTGCGGATGGGATTTCGCCCTGTGGTGGCTCGGTAGCGGTTGGCTCTGGCAGAACCGCACCGCAGTCGGGGCAATGAGTGAACGGTGGCTTGGCTACGAGAACATTGTTGAACCAGTCTCCTCGTCCGTGGTCGCAGGTGATGTCAGTCATTGGCAGGGCGCTTCCGTAGTTCGTCTATCTTGTCGGCAATCTGCTCGCAGAAAAGAGCCTTGTCGATGTCCTTCGTGCGCCAAGCGAAGTGGATTTGCTCGGTGAGCCAATCCAAGAGAGGTACGACTATTGCAGGTCTGCTGAACCCAACAGAAACAAACTCAACATCTGCTTCGTTATCGCTACTGTCATCCTCGTTGTTGTCAGGGTAGAGGGAGTGGTCAATGTGGGCAAGGGTGGCGTGACGAATAAAGTCGGCGGTAGAGGTGAAACCGCTTTCGGTCATCGCTGCCGCCAAAATGAGTGCATCGGCACCGTGGAACTGAACGGGTACCGAAACGCTAGACAAGATAGAAAACTCATCCTCGTCCTCGTTATCGCATAGGCAGGTGTCGCTACAACGGGTGTCATCGCTGTTGTCCTCGGCAAACGCCTTCTCTACGACTACTTCAGTCATTACCTCTAGCAACTCTCGGATACGGCTGATGTCTTGCTCTATGGTCATTACTGTTCTCCTTCGTTGAACATTTTGGTAAGAAAGTTGTCTAACTCGTTGGCTGAAGTTCGGCCAGCCTCTATGTGGTTCAGCACCATCTCGTTGAGGCGGTTCATATTTATCGTGTAGATGCTCTTTACTTCGTCATTGAGGTCAGAGGTTCGCTCGGCAAGTTGAGCCAGCATTTCGGCGGCTTCCTCATTGTTGATTTCGTCATCCAACCACTTACGCTGGATAGCCCCACTCTCTAGACCGTGCTGATAGAGAACGATGTGTCGGGCTTCTTTGGCTCTCTTGGAGAACAAGTCCTCAACCTGCTTGACGAGGTAGCCCAACTTCTCGGCTTGGTGTTCGATAGAAGCAACCAGCGCGGGGTCGGGATACTGCGGTTCATCGGGAACAGAAATAGGTGAGGTCATTGACCTTCACGCTATCGGGGTTTAGTGTGCTATGTCAAGCAAGACACAACCTTCTTAGCACCTAATCAGCCTCACGCAACAAGGCGGTCAGAGGCAGACCGAGTTGGTGTAAAGCCCCATCTGGCATTTCGGTTTCCTCAACCCACGCTAGGTACGAACCTTCGGTGGTGGTGAAGGAGTATTCCCCGATTTGGAACTTGACCTTCGGCGTAGCGGGCGTGCTGCTCTTGCCAGATGCGATGTCAGCCACATCCTCATCATCAAACCCAGAGCCTTCCAAACTGTCAAGTAGCGAAATCGTTGCGAGGAGTAAATCATTGTCGTAAGTTGCTTTGTCGGCGGTGCGGTTGTCGGCCAGAACGATTTTCGTCGCCTGTTCGTCATCTACATCTACCCAGACCACGGCTACATCTGTCCAGCCCAATGCTGAAGCGGCGGCAACGGTGTGGTTGCCCTTCAGGATTTGATTGTTCCGCTTGTTCACGACTACGGGGCGGTATTGACCGAGGATACGCAGGCTTTCGCTGATAGCCCCGATGTCACCCTCACGAGGGTTGTTTGGATACCGCTTCAAGTCCTTGATAGGAACGAGAGTGGTTTCCACCATCGTCATCTTTTGGTCGGCGGTCTTGTTGCCCCTTGGCTTGTCCGACTTAGGTGGCTTGGGGTCGTTTGGAATATCCAACCGGCTGCGGATTTCCTTTGTAATCTTGGCTTTCTTGTCGCCAACGGCATCTTTGATAGAAGCCAGCCAGATTTCGTGTATGGAGTAGTCCAAATGCCCCCGAAACTCGCCCATAACGATAGAAACGGGTGGTGTTAGGTCATCGCTAGGTTCATCCTCAACGAGAGGTTTGGAAACGCCCCCCGAACTGTCGTTGTGAAGCCCGTCAAGTTCGTCAAGGAACTCGGTATCGAAGCCCGTTCCTTCCAAATCTGGCAAGGATTTCAGCAGGTCCAGCAGTAGTTCGTTGTTGTAAACGGCGATGTCCGAAGTGCGGTTGTCTGTGACCAGCACTCGCAGGGCTTCATCCTCACTACCCTCGAAGTAGGTGACGGCTATCTGCTTCCAGCCGAGGCTCTTGGCGGCTTTCCAAGTGTGGGTTCCGGCGATAATCGTCTTGCCCCAGACCACGACAGGTGAATACTGACCATTGACTTCCAAACTCTCGGCAATAGCGGCTACATCGCCTAGACGAGGGTTTTGGGGGTGGGCTTGGATGCTGTCTATCGCAACAAGTTCGGCACGGACGTTGATGTTCATAGAACCCACTCTACTTCAGGGATTTCACTAACGCAGGGTAGGATTTTGTTATGACAAACCCCTTCTCCACCGATGCACTCGTGCCGTCTTGGTTTTCCGTTGGTGTGCTGAAGGGAGACTTGCCGGGTCACCCTTTTCGTGGGAACCAGTGGACTGCCGGTTCTTTGGTAGATAAATCCAAGGAACTTGTCTCCAATCGTGGCAAGGGTGGTGATGATGTCGGTCAGTTGGTCAACTTGCCCCACCTCGCACCAAAACTTATCGAAGGTCACTTGGATGTTGCCAACACCCACAACGAACTATCCAAGAAAGCCTTTGCTGAAAACAAGCCCGAACTCGGTAACGCCCACTTGGAAGCATCCGCTGCCCACCTCAATGTTGCTCGTCTATTTAGTAGAGCCGGACAGCCAGACGCACCAGCGGGGGGATACATCCAAGCGCAAGGCAATGCGTGGTTCGCCCACAAACTGACCGAGAAAGCAGCCGAGAGTGCGCTCGCTTCTGTGCAAATGGGTTCCACCAGTCCTGCCGGTGGCGATGTCGGAGTATCCATCTAGCAGAAAACCCCCTCACTCTTTGGGAACGAGGGGGCATCTGTT